TACGTTGAACAAGAGGAGAACGGTCTCCTAAGTCATTTTCAGCTATTATACCTATATCGTACGTCCCAGGAGTAACTCCCGCTACTCTCAAAGAGCGTGTACCAGTCTCCGCTATTATTCTATTAGTTCCTGAATTAGTGCTATTTCCTGAAGAGTTAGTATGTGTGGAGTTTCCATCAAATGTATGACTTACTTCAAAATTTCTTAAGTAAGGATAAAGACGCGTAGTAGAAACCCCATTACTGTCAGTAACAGTATGAGTGGGAGGAGACCAAGAAATAATAGCATCATAGCTTCCTGTGTCAGAGTTCAATGTAAGACTTGCTAGTAAAGACTCTGGTCTAGGAACCTCAGCTCCTCTAGTGGATACATCTATAACGTCATTTACTGCTATGGGATATTCTTTCTCTATTTCATCAAACTTTTCCGGAACATGCAAAGAAGCGGTTATTGCATATTCATTAATAGCTGTCTCGTCTATACCTAAAATACGATACTTTTTAATATCAGTATATTTATCAGTCTCTTTTCTGCTAATCGCCCAAATAGCATCGGCCGCAGGAGCACCTCCCGCAAAGCCGGTATCCGCGTCGGAAGGATCCCCCACAGGAATAACCGAAGCACTAGTTGCACTCAGGTTAGTTATAGCCTCTACTTCTATACGACTATGAGGAGAAAAAGATACTATCGCAGAGTTTCCAGAATCATCTTTAATATTAGAAGCAGTTTCTTGGGTTGCTCCTAGTAATAAGCTAACGGCCGTGCTTGCATCACTACCTGTAGTACGATAGGCTTGAATTAACTCTCCTCGCTTATAACTAGCACCATTAAAAGTTCCTGACTCTTGCTGCAAGTAAATACCGGGCTCGGGGTATAAAATATAAATGTTACACGCGGTTCCTGCAACACCTTCTGGAAAAGTAACAGTTCTATCTAGGTTAATAGACTGTTTGGTAGAGCCCGTAGTGAGTCTACCACTTGCTACAATATCAGCAACTCTTTTGTCTTGTACATTTATGATATCGCCAGGTCTCAAGAACCCTGCGTTCAAAGAACTGGTAAAAGAGACTATTTCGGTTTCACGAATATCTGTGTCTAGATGCCATTGAGCAACTCTTCGAGCTTGTCCTTGAGACGTACACCCAAAAGCTGCAACATCTTTTGATATAGTTTTACCTTGCTTAATTATGTTGGGTATATCATCTACCGATACTAGAGTCTGCCGGTAAAAGTCTTTAGGGTCATTCCAACTTGCTCTTACTTGATTTACTCTCGCTTTACTACCAGTGTATGTATACTCAAAAACACCATCTTTTATATTACCAGTTGTAAAAGTATATATAGGTTCTTTTGGCCTATCCTGTACAGCAGTAATTTTACCGTCTATCCAGTACATCATAGACCTGAAAGTACTAGACAAATCTTTAAGAACTTTATACGCTTCTACCTGTTTTTGTAAGTAGACATTACATGTAAATCTAGGCTCCTGACCTCCTTTACCGTCGGGAACTAACTCATCACAGTAACGTGCAATTTGATAAAGAGCATACTTATCTATATCATCTTCTTCGATGAACTGCCCCAATCCATAGTCTTTATCCGTCAGAATATCATAAAATACCCAAGCTGGATTATTACAGTAAACTCTTCTATAGTTTTTATGTGCTTCGGAAAGAGTATTATCTCCTCTGAAACTACCATTCCATGTTTGGTAAGATGTTTCTTTAGCACCTGTAGTTACATTTCGGGTGTACAGAGCTTGTATGTTTCTCAACTCGTCCCTAGTAAAGTAATTAGTAGGAACTTTTATTTTTCTACCTTTTAAGTGGTAGGCTCTTTGAGGAGGAGAAGAGAAGTCTTGCGCAGAAAAACCTACAGTAGCAAAAGCAGTTAAAGGGTAAGAAAGCTTTTCTCGTATATGTGCTGTAATACTTTTTATTCTAGTAACCGACATAGAAGCCTGGTTAGAATCAATGCTCCAAAACTGGGCTCCAGGAGAAGGAACAAGTCTTCTTACGGAGATACGCCAGTCTGTAAAGGGCTTGAAATTAGATAAGTCAATTTTGTAACTATCCAGGAAAGGAGATTGTTGATTCTTACCAAAAGCAGTGCCAAATCCACTACGACCTTTTTTAGCCAGATTAGAAAATCTTTCGGCGCTTCTATCTGCTGTGTCCCAACGAGATTCTCCATTCGGGTAGCCTAGACTATCTACAAAATCAGCTCCTCCATAGTCTGTTCCTATTACCAAAACTTTATTAAAGTCAGTGTCATCATCAGTTCTTTTATACTCAAAAACAATTTGATGTTCTACCCAGACGCTTTTATGCGATCCGTCCGCTTTAGCTGCAAACAGTCCTCCGGGAAACTCAATATCTACGTCCAGAGAGTCTACTTCTTTTTTTGTATACTGTCCAAAGTTAAACGAACCTGCCCCTACTATGGTAGCAGCTTCAGTAGTAAGAGTATCTGAGCCATTGTAGGTTTGAGTAGAGGCGCCAGTAATGCCATTATACAGGTTTAGCTCATCGCCAAGAGCACTAGAACCTGTTAAAATAAAAGAAGATGTGGGAGAAGAGTTTTTTGTGGTACCTCCTCCTTTCTGATAGCGAGTACCTCTTCTTAACTTTACAAAAGTATCCTTAAAAGTCTTATTTGTTTCGGTTACTTGAAGGCTTCCCTCCTGCTCTGGGTATACAACTATAGTGGCGGGACTGCTTTGAGAAAACTGGCCAATCCTAGTAAGATAAGCGGATGCAGTATAGTCGGTGCCTCCGTCAGGCCAGTCTGTGTTTTCGGTAAAATCTTTAAAAGTAAGAGTGCCTCCATCTGTAGAAACAGAAGAAAATAAACCTCCCCAGTCTATATAAAAAGTAGCTCCCGAAGGGATAGCCCTCTTCATAGTAGTTTGTAATAAACGAATTCCTCCTGGTGAGTTTACAGGAGTGCCCGTTCCTGTACCGAATTGACCCGCTGCGACAGGTACTGGAGTTGACTCAATGGCAACTGAAAAGTCTCCATCGGAATGAGTAAACCAAGCCCTGGGGTGAAGACCTCTTCTTCGACAGTGGTCGAGCATTATTCTTATGCTCAAAGGCTGCCCGGATGTACCATCCAGACCAGTAGTAGAAATAAAGTTGGCACCGGCAGCAATACTAGAACTAGTAGTAAGAGATATTGCTTTTGTAATAATTACGTGACGCCTTAGAGGGGTCTTATTTTTAAAAACCTCACTAGCATTAGAAAATTCTTTGGTATTAGAGGATGAATTATAATTGACCTGATGTCCTGTAGTAATAACAACAGATAAAGGAGAAGACTGGTCTCCACTAGCGGGTGTGGGAGCTAAAGCAGTTTCGTTAAAAAATACTCCTGACATACCGCCTACGAGACCATATATTTCTCCGTGGGCTATTATATCAGTTACAGCAGCGTATTGTGTCCCTCGAGTTGCATTTCGGTTTACGGCCGCCTGGTTACCTCCAACTAGATCGTTGGAGGGTACAGAACCTAAATATTCATCAAGCGCATCAAGTCCTTCTGCCATTTTATATACCTCTAACCTTGCCCACGCGTGGGGTAGCCTTGCTCAATGCCTTCTTCAATTTCATTTCTATTGTAATATTCATCATCTCTTGGGTCTGGCTGCGTCGTGGGAGCAGGCTCGTCTGGAATTCCTTGCTCATCTACAGGAGAAAGAATGCCTTCGCCCGTATCTGTCTGTACAGCTGGGATAGCGGTACTTGAATTTACAGCCCCTGTAATAAAGTCCACATAAGTATCTGTTGTATTTATATCATTAAGATAAGAGAAAGGAGAGCGCTGTTGATAGTCTATAGAGACGGGTCGGCCCCCTACTATTAATTCTCCATATAATATAGGAATTGCCATACCTTCGGGGGCATTAGTGACAGGACCATTAAAAAGATAGTTCTCATTTGTAGTAGCGCTATCTGTTTCAGGCCCCGGTATCATAAGTTGAGCCACTCCCATACTAGCAAGATTCACAGCGACCAGAGCGGCAAGCTTTGCACCCGGACCAGCTCCGCCAGCAAATCCCATTGACGCCTGAATATTTGTAAAAAAGCCATTACCAGGTAAGCTTAAGCCTCCAGTACCACCCGTTAAACCTATAACGGTAAAAATAGCTATTGCTGCAAGAATCTTTGAAGTTCCATCTTTTGCCCCTGCAGGAACTTCCGTAATAATTATATCTTCATCGCGTAATGAAAGCAAAAGTTCTTCTCCGCTTTCTAAAATCTCCTCTCCTCTTTTAATTTCAAAATCTACATCGTTTTCCGCAGCGTTAACTAAATATTGCCTAAACCCTGGAGTCTGACAATCTATTAACTTAAAAATGTCACGTATATTTGTACAGTTTGTAGACCATTTAGTCCCAAACTGAGAAATACCGCCATTTAAATAAACTGTTTGCATCTTACGTACCTATGGACTTGATTTATCCATCCGTGTCCATACAAGGACTCTCTGCAAGAAAGTCGGTGTATAGCATGATGAAGAAACAGACCTTCTCCTAAATACACCCCACAGTGATTAGGAGTGTTAGAACGAACCTTAAAAATAATTGCATCCCCTACCGCGGGCTCACTCACTTCTACAAACCCGAAAGCTTCAAACAAGTCATCAAAGTAGTTTATTCCTCTCTCTACCCAATCATCTTCAAAAGGTATAGTAGGTAGGGACACATTATGCTCTTCATAATAGTAGTCCCTAATCAAAGAATAACAGTCTCTTAATCCAAATTCATACTCTCTTCCTAAGAGAGGACTTCTTAACCTTTCTGGAGTATACTCTACTTTTTCTAAGTCCGGTACTGAAAATACAGTAAACGGAATCTGTAAAAAGTCACTCATCTTTTTATCGGATTCACTTAACTCCGCAGAAAAGTTTGGATGACTGTGTATTATAGAATGAATGTCTCCTGAGAGAGATGCCTTAATATAGTCTTTTGAAGACATCTCAAAGTAGTTTAGTTTATCTTCTGCTGTATTTTCACAGGGAACCCAAACTAGTTTTCCTCTTTTATTTAGTAAAAGCCCACAACCCTCTTCTGGATAAACATCTAAAAAATATTCTATTATCTCTTTATCTTCTTTGTTGTACACCCGGAAATCCTCCAAAAGGAAGGTTGAAGTCATTATCGACCCTTGCCTTTACAATATTTCCAGTATAACTTAGATCACCCGTAGTTGCATGAAATCGTTTTCTGCAAGAGGATAGCATCTTATTACAAATGTCCCCTTGTATCCAATGGTCATTGTTTGCCCTGGGCTCATGTGCTCCACCGACTTGAGTAACTTTGCGCACTCTCCATAATTTATCGCTCTCTAAAACATAGTCGTTGAACCTAGGATCAGAATACCCATAATATGTAGCACTAGCACTATATGTCTCATACCTTACCACTCTACGAAAAAGAGTATTGTTAATACTCGGTGTTCCCACATCAGTGCTTGTTGTTTTTAATGCTTGCCAAAACTCCTTAACAGTACCCGCAGAGCTTTGAGCACCGCCGGTCTCAAGACGTATCAAAGAGGTATTATTCGTAAAATAAATTTTATCCACTTCAATAGAGGTTGTGGCGGCTAAAGCTTCACTTTCCGCAAAGTTTAGTATATATTCATCATTTGAACTAACATAAACACTATCTCCTGTCGTTAAGTTACCTTGGTGCCCCTCCCAGCTACAACCCCCAATTTTAGCAGATTCTGAAAGACTAGCTCTGCCTTGCTGATAGTCCCAGGAGCACAGGCTTCCTATTACAACTCTTCTAGGTAACTGAATGCTTGCTAAATCAAAAGGAGCCGCTAGTTCAAAAGTAACTTGCAATATATTCCTTGACTTTATGCGATCAATAATGTAGGAGGTTTTAGGAAAAGATACTCCGGGCGCGCTGCTACTATCAGACGCTTCTCCTACTAAATATTTTTTGAAAGTAATTATACGAGTGACTCTTTTTCCTATTAAATCTTCGTAGTCTAATCCGTTAATCGCAGTACTCAGTATATTTCCTATATTACCTATGGACAGCTCTGGTCGAGAGTGAGCTCCATCAGAACTTACACTAAATCCGTCTGCGCTTATAGGAATGGCCACATACTCTCTGGCGGTATTTGTACTATCCCGAAAATTTACCGTAGTAAAATCTTCTTCAAGTCCTCCGAAAAATCTAGCAGGCTGAGCGGCTCCATAATCTAACTCATAGAGTTCTACTAGTTCAGAACCTGGATCCTGTTTTTGGACTGTAGAAATTATATCTGTCATGCTTCATATACCCGACGAAAGGTTGCTGTAAAAGTGTAAGAGGAGTCACTTACATAAACAAGATTGTACTGATCACATACTACCTTTATTGTGGTTTCTCCACTATTGTTAGTATCGGGAATAACATAATCAAAACTAGTAACACCTTTCTTACCATCTATAAAAGCAGCAATATCATCTATCTCTGCTTTGGGTCGATTTGAGTAAGAGATTTGATAGTTCTCATTAGAAGAATTCAACCCTTCTGCAATACGCTGCTCATACCCATCCCCAAATTGTACTTTTAATACTCTGGGAGTAGATTGGCGACTGAGCCCTTTGTCTGGCAAAACTTGAAGACTTCCTACTGTAAATCCTAGTGCCATTACGCTGCTCCGTAGGGGCTAAGAATACCCCCTGGTCGTTTTTGTTTTTGAAGCTCTTCTTGTACTGCTCCAGAGATTGCTAATCCTAGGTCTCTCATTTGACTGTTGTCGGCTGTGTTCTGCTGTTGGGC